TCGTGACAGGCTCGACTTCAACCTGCGGAGCGGTCGGGGGAGGAGTGAGCATACCTGCTGCGGTCTGCATGGCCTGCATCACAACCGGACTGACCGGAAGAGGGCCGAGGGGTTTGCAGACCTTGGTCTCGATCCAGTTCCTGACCCACGGGAGGTCGTAGTCCAATTGGACGCTTTCGCCGGCTTTGAAGTTTCCGTGCTGCGAAGCAACACCGGTTTCCATGATGACGTTGACGGGTGTCGACATGCGTTAGTCTTTCTGAGGGGTTGAATGGAAAAAATAGATGTGAAAGTAGTACACACCTAGGGTAGTTAACTCTAATAAGCTACCCTAGGTGCGTATACTACATAACTTACGTGGATACTGCACTTCCACGTGGATCAGGGATTGAGAGTGACTCGCTTGATGTCCTTGACCGTGCTGTTGGCGGACTTCGCACCAGTCGCTCCGACCGGGTAAGCGCCACGACCCTTGCGACGAACACCAATGACGTTGACGATCGTCACGTCGGCGGTAGCACGGGTGATCTTGAGACGAACGTGAGTCACCGTCCGAGGGATGACGGTGAACTCGACAATCGCGAGCTTGTTGTCGTCCGTGTCGGCGTAGGTGATGGTGTCGGCGGTGACGTCGGTGTAGTTCGACCCACCATCGATGGAGTATTGCGGAACGACCGTGCAAACGCCAGTCGAGGCAATCGTACCGATGTGGGCGATGATGGTCGCACTTTGGCCATCCTTCGTTTCGATGCCCGTCGGCGTTTGCGTTGTTTGACCTGCCGCCACTCCTGTGCTGAGCAACAGAATGTCGGTGTCCATCGTGAGGCTCAATTGCATGACGCAATCCTTATGCTGAGTTTTGTTGTTTGGGCAAAGGAAGTACGGTATTGGAGTTAACACCGTACTGGGAGATCGGACTGTGGGGTTAAAGCTAACTACCCGCAGAATACCCACGGGTAGTTAGCTTTAATAATTCGAGCCAATCAGGCATACGCCCCACGGACGAAGGCTTCTTCGAGGATCGGCATGGCGTCGAGCATGAACCGATAGATGTACGCGGTCTCGTTCGTGAGAGCGTACACTTCTTGCAGGGTTTGCATGGCCATCGTGCCACGGTAGACGATCCAGTAGTACTGGAAGTCCGCCAACATCATGCCATACACCCCAGACGAAGTCGCCGTCGGGAAGTAGTCGTTGATCTGGATCGGACGACCGAGCAACAGGGACGGGAATCCCAATTGCATCGAAGGTCGCCAAAGTGGGTGACCATCCGATCCCTTCATCTTCGCCAAGTCACCAACGCGGTAACGGTGCATCATCCAGTTCGAGTTCGAGACGTAGGCCGTCTTGAGCTTCGTCAGCATGTCGATGAGGTTGGCTTCGGAGAACGTCCCCGAACCAAACGCAACGTCACGAGAAGTGCTGATCCCTTCACCAGCCGTCGCGGCATAGAGCAGTCCAACAGGACGACCGCCCACACCGGTGCTGTTGATGAACAGGTCTTCCGTGAACTCACGCATGTCGATCGCGATTTCACGACGGACTTCGCCCAGAATGTCGATCGACGCATTCGCGAGAAGATCGTTCGACATCTTGAGCAACCCCGTGCAATAGCCCGGAGTCATCGTTCGCTTGCCGTAGGTCAACCCATTCTCAGGATTGTTCGACGCGTCGCTGTTTTCCGATCCCCAGCTGATCATGCTGGCTTTCGAAAGCCGCATACGAATGCCGAGGGTCAGAGCGGTGATGTTCATCACCTTGGACAAACCTTGCACGACAGTCTGATCGTCGACGTCATGCAACAGGCCAGCCCACCATTCTTCCGGCACAACGAACATACCGGCTCGTTGCGGATCGGAAGTGCGGAAGGTGTTCTGAACTTCGCCCAGCTTCGACAGGTACTTCTGAACTTCGGGAGTGTGCACATTGCGAGTGCTCAACCGATTCCGAAGCAGAGACTCGAAGCCAGCCGTTTCCTCCTCACCGAAGACAGCCGTGTTCGGGTTGTTGTCGGGGGAGTAGTTCACAACGGTACGGCGAGGAACCGTGATGCCGCTGCCACCTTGAGCACGGAAAGCCTTGGGACTCTTGAACCCGTTCTGCGACTTGCTCCGTCGTTGCAACCGATTCTGAGGCGATTGACGACCGTCGGTGGCACGTCGAGCGATGTTGAAGTTGACCGGTTCGTTCGAGCCGAAGTCCGGGTCGAGCATCGGGTTGCGAGCCAAGTCTGCTTTCAGCTTGGTTCGACGCGTCGATTCCTCTTGACAGTTTTGCATCTGGTCAAGAGCAGTCCGCCAGCTTGCCTCATCAGCAGCAGGCATATCCTGAATGTTTTTGCCCCACTTTTCCCGCATGCCTTGCACGTGGTCATACGCGTTGCGGTACTCACGAGTGAGGGATTCATCGTTGAGTGTCTTCAATTGATCTTTCGGCAGAGCCATGCGAAATTCCTTTACGGCGTGTGGTGCTTGTTTGAGAGTGGATTCCCGATCCATTGTTGAATCATAACACAACGGTGTGCTAGGTCAACACTTCACTGCGTCGACGGAGTAAAATTTCCGATCAGTTCCATAGATCGGGACTCCAAGTCAAGAAACTCAAGTTGCCGCTTTCGGGCTTCCTTGAGGCGTTGCTCTTCGTCAGTCGATGCCTGTGCTCGCTTTCGCTTGACGTTCAGCGTTTCAGAGAGGGCTTTGTTGTAGTTTCCTTTCTCGAACTTGAAGGAGTTCTCGACCGCGGGTTTTTCATCGATTCCCGTTGCGAAGCCTTCCTCAAGTGCCATCTCGGCGGTGAAGAAGGTCTCGTCTCTCATCAACTTGACGTAGTGATCCTTCTTGTTCTTGCCGACGAAGGAGTAGATATCGGCAATTCCAGAATCGATCACCCGCAGTTGCTTTGCTGCACGTTCAAGCTCGTCGGCATTGCCATCAGACCACGTCCACGCATTGTGGATCATGATGTTGGAACCACGACGAAGAGTTCGCTTGGTACCTGCCATCAATATGATCGAAGCAGCGGAGTAAGCCACACCGATCACTTCGATGTTGACATCAAAATCGGGATTGACTTCCTTGCCCTTCTTGGCGGCATCAACAAGCAAGTTGTAGATACCAATTCCTTCCGAAGCACTTCCACCGAACGAGTCAATCCACACGTCGATGCCAGAATGGTTCTGAACGTCTCTTAGCATGTTGCTGATTTCGATCAGTTCCACACCACCTTCATCCCACCATTTGGGTACACCGATCTGACCGAAGATTTCAATTGGAAGTCGGGACATCGACGTTATCCTTTTTGGTTGGGTCAGTTGGGTTACCATCCTTAGCGGGATTCTCTGGGGGGTTGACTGCTGTACCCAATGGTACCATCTGTGAACCCATGATGAGAGGCTCGTCACCGTAAGGCACATGAGGTTGGCGAAGAATGTCTCGCCAATCGTTGATTGTCATTGCTCCGTTCTGGAGTCGACGAATGAGGGTTGCGTTGAAGGATGTTGGGTCGGCAGACTCAAGAGCGTCACGATCGAACCATAGACTGTACTGAGCACGGTGTGTCTCGGAATAGGTCAAAAGACGCGATTCGAGAACGTTGCACATTGCAGTCAGGTAGGGGATCATTGTGACAATCAGGAACTCGACAAGAAGTTGAGCAGCAGTATTCTGCGACTTCTCTTTACCTTGGAAGACGAGGTGAGGTGGCACACCAAACCAGCGGCATAGTTCCGTTACTTGGAATTCGCGAGTCTGGAGCAGTTCGAGAGCTTGAGCGTCAAATCCAAATGTCTTCCATTCTGCTCCGTGAGTCAGCACACCAACCCGGTGCTTTTCGACTGTGTGCTGACGACGGAAGGATTCTTGGATTTCGGTTTTGTTGTCAGGTGTCAAGGCTGATGGAATTTGGATAAACCCGGCAGGTCGTCCGTCATCCATCAATTGGTGCGCTCTGTCTTCCGCTGATGCTGAAAGAGCCATTGACGCCGAGCCAGTGATAACTGGAGAAACGCCGATGAATCCGTCGGGTGGTGCATGTCGGAAGTGGAGAACGTCAAAAGGCGTGAGTTCGTAGTGTCGGCCATAGCGGTCGAAGTAATCGTAGTACCGTTCGTTGTTGTGACCGTATGCTGGTTTGCACGACGTCGCTACTCGTTGAAGCTCAAGTCTTACTGCTTGATTGCGTTGGTTTCTGTCAATTGGCAAACAGGAGTTGCCAGAGAACAGAGTTTGACGAGATGCAGCTTGTCTCCAGAAGAATGCTGGTACTGCATCGTCGGCGTATGGGTTTGATGCGTCAGAACAAGAGTTCAGTAGCCACCAAGCCGGATGGTCTCTGTCAACGCGTTCGTAGCCACCTTTCGTCATCTTCACGACATGGACTGGAATACACGCAGCCATGTTAGAGATGACAGAGATGCATCGCTCCACTGTGGAGAGTTGCAATGCGGCACGAGTCTGTGTGACTGTTGAGAAGCCAAACTCACTCATCTGTACTTGACGAGCAAGCTCATCCAATTTGGTAGGGACTGGCACTCTTGAGCAGAAAATGTTTGACACTTTCCGAAGGAGTGAGACCATATTATCCCTAGATCAAAACAAGACCAGAATTGTTGCGAAACCCAATCTCGTTATCCGTCGAGACTGCGTTCGCGTTCACTGCGGCAATCACTCCGTCAATCTTGCGAGGATCGTCAGTACCACCACCCTTTGCTCGGAACTTGCCGGGCTTAGCTGGCATGTAGTGGTCAGTCTGATCGCAAATCACCTGCACATGCCCAATTTGCCAATTCATCACTGGATGATTGGAATGGTACATCTGCTGGTTGATAATCATGTTCTCCAAGTCTTTTGTCGGTCCAGACATGTAGCGAATGGTCGTAGGAATCTCTCGCAGCATGTTCTCAGACCAACCATGCACTTTCAGCAGACGGTTGATGAAGATCGATGAATGGTGCGGGTCAAAGCCCAAACCACGAACATCGTAACCATCTGTGTAGATTTCATGGACAAAGTCAGCAATCGCCTCTGTCTGAATTGCTTCCTCTTCGACGATTGTGACGTGCTTCGACCACTTCTCGAAGTTGAAGAACTTCCTGTACCGATCCACTGAACTTCGAGGAATCCAGAAGTAGGGGACAAAGTACGGGATGAGATTGCCGGGATTGTCTGGATCAGTTAGTCCAAATTCGAGGACTACTGAGGTGGTGTCTCTAGTATGCGACAAGTCAACACCCATTGCCAGTGGGTACTTCTTGAGGCGACTAATCTCTGGGGGATAAGGATGGGCGCATGCCTGCCACTTGTTGTAGTCGAGCCAGTTGACTCCACCGGATAGCCAGATGCCCAGACGGTAGCGTTTGAACTGGGCTAGTTCGGGGGGAGATTGGCGAGACGTACGAAAGTCGCTGAGGATGTTTTCCTTGGTGAAGAGACGCCCAAAGCCCGGATTAGCTTTGACTGCGAGCTTGAGCACTTCACGTTCGGATTGGAAGGTGGAGGCAGGGAGTTGTTGTGAGACTGAGAAATTGATGCAAAGGAAGTTTGGATTCCATGCTTCTGGGAATTCGATTGCGGAGTTGGAGATGCCGTAATCGAATCGAGACTTTCCGTAGTCGTTTGAGATATCCCCAGCAGTAGACATTTCCACGTGTAGTGGCTCTCTACGGGAGATACCTGCTCGCTTGATGACGTCGACGATGTCGTTACCAATAACGTGTGTCTCGTCGATGAAGATGGAACCGTTCAACCCTTCCTGTGAGTTGGCGTTCTTGGCATGGACGATCTTGTACACAGACCTAGTTGGCCGGTGGACGATATCCCATGTGTTCTTGAAGATTTGGCAGTCAGGGGACAGTGTCGGAGATTGCTGGATCATGTTAACAGCGTGCATGTGGGAGATTTTTGCTTGCTCCCCGTCTCTTGCGATGCTGTAGCACTTCTGCCCCATCTCACCTTCACCGCAGAAGATGTAGACTCCCGTGGCTGCTAGCGTAGGTGACTTGGCATTTTTCTTAGCAATCCAGACCGACACTTGCTGGAATCGACGAACCCACTCCTTGTACGTCGGATGTGCCCACAGCCATCCAAACGTTTGCATGAAGTATTCGTACTGCCAGTCTTCAACGATCATCGGCTTGCCACCCATTTCACCTTCATAAAGGTAGCAGTTCTTGGAGACCCAGTCAACAACTGATTGGCCGATCCGCTCGGAAAAACGGTAGGCTGGTTTGCCATTGACTACGGTCTGTGCAGCACGTTCATCCGACGCACATCGAATCCATCGCCTTGTTTCAATCGGTACTTGACGAAGAGGCACAATCTCCGTACTGCGTTCAAGCCAATGTGCGATCTGAGGACCGAACAAGTAACGCCAACGAGTGGGAGACTTGGTTGGAAGTAGCTTTTCGTCAATTCCAAATTTAGGGGTTCCATCGGTGACCATGATAATCTCTGGGGGATAGATCAAGCGTAGCCATGCAGCGTTGCGGCTGTGGTGGCTGTCTTGATGATTCGTGGGATGACGGCAACATGCTCAAACGCTGCGACAGGGAGTGTGATGGTTACTCCCGGCCGATCGTATGGCTCGAAGACCAAGTCACCTGCTGTAGAACCAATCTTGATTCCTTTGATAGGAATCGGGTCGAGAACGTTCGTGTCGTGCTTGGTAATCAGTGACACGTGGCGAGAGAAGCCCGAAGGATTGTCCGGGACTTCGTTGATGTTAATCACAGACGTGCTCCTAGCTTGAGGGAACCTTGGGCTGGTTTGAAGAGGCGTGTAGCGGATTGGGTGTAGGCAATACGAGCCTGTGCTACGTCAGCTTCGCAATTGGGGGAAGACTCAGCGTTATCAAGATTTTGCATTCGGAAGAAGAAACCGAAACCTGCATCGATTGCTTGAGCCTTTGTGAGTGACGAAAGTCCAAACAGGTTTGTTTCATCGCCGACAGTCAAAAATGCGAGCGATCCTGATACAGGAAGGAAAAGTGACGAACTTCCTTGCTCTGTCCCAGCGTTTGTTCCGGCGGTAGTTTGGACTCGCAACTGAACCATTGCAATTCGTGATTGGCTGTCTCTATACTTGAGACGGAACTGAATTCCTGCGATTGTTGCACCTTCAGGAATATCCGGAAAGGCAAAGTTGTTGACTCGGGCATCGGCGGTCAAGCCACTACTGAACGAGATAAACTGATTGTTCTCAGTTAACAGGTTGTTGAGGTTTGCCTCGTTCCATCCCGATCCAATCTTTGTTGCAGTTGTTGGCAACTTCCATGCAGTCCACTCGGCTGGCATGTATATCTCCAAAAGACAAAAGAACCGGTGAGCAATGTACCCCTAACTCCCGAAGCGAGAGTAACCTAGTGGCTCAACCATTAACCCTAGATTAACACTGCCCACCGGTTCAGGCTCAGTCCATCGCTCAGCGACGAAGGAACAATTTCAGCAAGTCGGTGACAGCGGTGAAGATGAGCAGAAGCGTGGCAGGGTCGATCTTGCGAACATTCCCATTGCCGTCGTCTTGGGTCGACGCTTGATACTCGGCAGTGCCTTGCAGAGCGAGCAATTCCGATTCGAGACGTTCACCGATGGCTTTCGGCGATTGCGACGTGAGAGTACGGGATGGTTGCTGAACCGCTTGGAGTTCAGCGTGGAGCATGTTGGCTTCCATGTAGGCCAGCCCACACCCAACGGCATAGGTGGCCATCTGAGCCAACTCCAGATCGACTTGCCCAGCGATTGCTTTCTTGGCAATGTCGGCAAGAATCGGGAAAGGGATAGCAGCAGGAAAAAGCGACTGGGACATTCGGTTGACTCCTTGGTGGGGTTTGCTAGAGGACCGAGGGAACATACCGACGGGTAACTAGCTTTAATAATTCAGGTCATTCTTCGACATCGGTTGCAAACAGGGGACATGCGCCGTCGTCATCGTCGGTTAGGACGTAGGGGTTTGACTCTGTTGTTCTTGCGGCTAGGAGATTGACTGAGCTTGGGACTGGATTCTCCTCTTTCGATTGACGCCGCTTCACATCCTTCTCTCGGATATCGTTTGTTGCCAACGTGAATCCGAATGTCCCTTCCAGAGCGAGCATTGTCTTGGCGATGGTTAGCTTTGACCGTGCAAGACTTTGTCCGATCTTCGTGTGAATCTTAAACTGTCGCAGTCCCTCGTCCATCTCGCAAATGTCTTGGCGGAATGAACAGAGGGTGACGATTGCTGGAACGAAGTCCCCGACCGCTTGGTCACTGTCGAGTAGGAGTTGCCAATACTTGTCCCACCAAATCAAGGCGTGGTTGATGTCGGTGTATGGGCTTTCCCTACCCAAGTCTTCTGGCGGTTCGGGGATTTCGTGCAACAATCGCGATGGGTCGGTACTTCTCTGGGGGGATGAGGTATGCTTGGTAGAGGGCTTGGACTTGTGACGCTTTGAGCCATCGGGTGAGGCTATGCGGTTGTTTGGACCGTCTAGTTTGGACTGGAGTTTGGGCATCGACAGTTGGCTCTGTCTGCTCGTTTCCTTTACACGTATCGCCATGATTGTTCGTTTCTCGAAAGGGGTGTTTCGTTTGCCGTCGTTGTGGCATATTATGAATAGTATCAGGTCTAGTGTGGAATACAACGCGGGTGGTCGGGTATGCGTAAATTATTTTTATACTTACTATAGAAATGCA